ATTCCCCCTGGTAAAACATCTTCGCTGCCACGCAATGCAGTCGGAACCTGTAATGGAGGATCAGACATATAGTCTATGCCCTTGGCCTTTTTAAGCTGGTCGTCTTGCAGCTGTAGAATATCTCCCAAAGCTGTCATGCCAGGGGAATCCGATCCATAAACATCTCCGCCCCTGACTATCCATCGAGGAGTCAATGCCGGAAACTGCGAGAACCCTGACTCTCGTAATGTCTGGTTGTTGTCTTGCCCTGGTTCGATAAAGATCGACTCCCAAGGCATATTGGTGTTATCTGATTTAGTGAGGTCACGTTCTTTCCTGGGTTGAATCGCATGGACCACGGTCACCCATTCATCCATAATGCCTTTGTCGTAAAGAGCTTGGGCCATCTTGCTCACATTCTTGTAGCCAAACTCCTGGACCAAAGGAGATATCTGCATCTGAAATTCTCGATACACTGTATCCACTTCATATCGATTGCTCTGGGCAAGATAGAACTCACCTACCGTTTGCGGATAAAGGCGGATAAGGTCGTTATGATCTCGGAAGATATAAGCGCATGCCGTTCCAAATGCACCCATCTCTTCATAAATTCCATGCAACACTCGATAGGTATTCGACCTAGCAAACAAATCACGCAGTATTTCAGCTGCTTCATCCAACCAAATCTTAACTGGCTGGAACTCCATCAGGTCGCGATCGGCTAATGCCAGGTTAAACCACTTGCGAGCCGGTGAGGACATTCCTGCCATCATGCCAGCAGCCAGGATGTTCAATGCCCTGGTCCCAGTAGAATCGTAGATGCTGGTATTGCGACGCTCCCCACTATTGCGATCTTCCAGGAAGTACCTGCCGGACCTGGGAAGTAAGGTATCGGTGATCTTTTTCCAATGTGCGTAATAAGATTCTCGCTCCAGCTTCAAGGTCCCAAGCCTTCGCATGTACTTTTCGTTTAAATCTGCCATCGTGCCTCCATGCACTTTCTAATCCAGGGCATCCATGCCCAGGAAATGATTAAGCTAGTAAGTTAGTCCCTTGGTTTAACTCGTCATCCGATACACCTCCACTCAGTAGAGTGTTAGGGGTAGACGGACCACTTGCCTTCTTCGCTGCCTTGATCTGAGCGGTTGAAGATGTGTCCGCTGCTTTTTTTGCCTGGACGGTTTGTTGATTCAAGAAAGCAGAATTGTCCGGCATCCTCGGAGGCTTCGGGGCCAGCATTGCTGGTAATACCGCAGATGCTACCATCGCGCTTCCTAGTATCCATGCTGTAGTTGTAGAAATTACACACATAATTAAACTCCTATTGTTTTTGTAAATTTATAACCAGCTGGTTCAAAACCCATACCCTTCATAAACTTGCAGCCCCGATCCATCTTGATTCCGGAATTAATATCTAACTTCAAGTCAACCACCCCCTTTTTAGCCATCTCTTGCTCATACATACTGAGCATAAGAATTGCCGCATGGGAACCTCGATGTTCCTTCCGCACATAATGGCAAAGGTTTCCGCTGTCTATCCCAGACCCATACCAACTTGGATGCGCCAGCCCAATAGTTATGCCGATAATATCACCATCATCCTGGGATATCCGCATAGGAACCTCAATGTTTCCGCCATCGTCCAGGGCTACAATAGAAACCCCATCCTTCCGCATGATATCGGATTTTAATAGTGCCTCCACTGTGTCCTTATTGTAGTCCGTATGGCTATGGAAAGACTCTGCATGGTAATCCTGCCCCATACCAGCGACTGAACTTATGTCATCATCCTCCATCAAACGGACCTTTATCATCAACTCCCCAACAATGTTTTACCGGTTGCTAAAGACTGATCGCCAACACCCTGGGTGCCGGAGAACAGTGAAGAACCTCCTGCATATCCCATGCTTCCACCACCAGTTTTAGATGAAGATTGCTGCCGCTTCATCGAAGAGGATGGACTTCTAGACCCCTGCCTTATTGGTTGCGGTACATAAGGCGGAGGGGTGTAACCTCCTCCTCCACCGCACATTAGGACTGATAATAATTCGAACATCGTTTTGAGCCTCCTTGCTCCAGGTTAATGGGCATCATGCCCCTAGTAATGTTTTCTTTCCTAAATTACCTTCGTTCTTTCCGCCAGCTAATTCCTTACGCCCCCCACCTATAAGACTTCCTCTACGGTCTGCACCTTTATTGCCGGATGGAGATGTTTGTCGGGTCCCAGCATCAGATGATCCACCCTTTAGTTTCTTGGCGATACCAGGAAACATCGCGTTAAACCCAGGTTGGCCTGGTTCGAACAATCTACACATTATCGTTTCACCGCAAAAGGGTCATACTCTCTTCGCTTCCTTGCCATCTCACTTCGTTTGCCAGCCATTCCTTTCGGTGCTACCGGATAAGCAAAAGTAAGTGCCAGGGCATCTGCCATATCCGGAGAAGCCAGGCCACGCTTTTTCATATCCTCTTTCTTTTCAAGCTGTATCTTGTTGGTAGGAGTAAATCCATATTCAACCCCGATCAGGTCATCCACTAACTCTCGGTCTGTAGGGATCGCACCTCCATCCAGCCAATCACGCATTCCACCCCACATCTCTGCTCTTTTGTTGTTGTACCTGGCATCTTCAGCCTTGCTGCCAAAGTTGACTTCAATGCAGTCCACATGGAGTTGTCTTAATCGATCAACAACACCGCCCCCAACTCCGCCACCGTCTACGAAAACAGCATCCGCCTGGTGCAATCGGACCAACTCCGCTACTCTTGCAGCGAGTTGCATTGTGTCCAGGCTTCGATACTTGGTCCATTCAATGGTCCTGGCATCGCGTCCACGCCTGAAACAACAAACAGATTGATCGTCACCAAACCTGGCCACATCAACCCCAATACATAAGGGTTCATCGATGTAACATTTCGCCTCTCGCTCTTGAGCGTCGTCTACCAGGTCACCTGATATAAACTGCATGCTCGATGCAGAAGGAAAATCGCCTCTAACCCTGACCTTTACAAAATCACTGTCTTCACCAAAATCCTCAACCCACTGGGTAAGTTTTCGCTTATCGGTCATCTTGCAGCTGCGACTGTCTATTTGCCTGGTATTCCAGCGGTGTTTGAACTTACCGAAACATTCTCTGAATCGTCCGGTGTTCCTGGTAGGATTGCCGAAGGTAAACCACATGGCACCAGCGGTTGTCATTGCGCCTTCCGATACATCCCAAATACAATCTGGGATAGAGGATGCCTCATCGTAAATAATCAGGACCTCACCATGTTGACCTGCAAAGGCTTCTGAGTTTCTTTCACTCCAGGGAATAGCGGATGTATACCAAGTTTCAGGTGATGAAACGTGATAGAACTTAGTCGCGGTCCATTCAAACCAGGACTTGACCATTGACCTTGAGTGCCAGAGGGCCAGTTCTCTCCAGGTCTTAGTTTGAAGTTGCATCTGGGTGTTGGCTGTGACAATCGCATTTAAATTCTTGCGACAACACATGGCGTGGAGGACCAACCAAGAAGTCAAGGCCCCTTTTCCACAACCATGTCCACTAGCCGTACTAGACTGATAACCCATCCCATCGCCCTCACGAATATGCCTACCAACATCCTCTAGTAATTCTGCTTGCCAGGTATCAGGACCGGTATGATCTGCCAGGTCACCTTTGCCCCAGGGGAAAACGTACTTGACGAAACCTAATGGATCGTCGTGAAACGATTCAATGTCTTCGACCAGGTGATCCGCTGCCGTTTTGTTTTGAGTTTCTACATTCATTTATATTTAAACAATAGGATAGGTATAGGTAATGGTATTGAACGGTTTAGTAACCGTTCTCTAACCGTTAGGTGTTCCCTTTATTAATCAACCCTCTTCAATTTCCTTCCTTCCGGCCCTTCTTCGGGCCGCATTAACCTCTAAAATATTCACATGCATGTTAGCTATGTTATTGGTTGTCGTTTCAGGTGATGTTAATTTGTGTCTTTCATACTCCATTTTTAAAGCTGCTATCTTAGGATGCATCTTTACCTTGGTTGCCATACCACCGCCATTAGGCAGTGAATAAACTGTTACTTCCTGGGCCGCCTTCCAAAACTCCGCCGGAACTTCGTCAGGAGCTTTAAAAGAAAATTCGCGAGTATTAGGGTCATATTCCATTCCATCCATTATGTTACTGGTAGCTATTGCTTTGACCTCTAACATCGCTCTCTCCGCCGTCATTTCTGTTTTTTCAATGATCTTTGCAGTCTTTTTATCAATAATTGCCTTAATGTTAGGGTTTGTTAACAACCTGGAAGCAGTAACCCTGGATCCCTTCTCGCTGAACCCTGCGCGAATAGCAGCTGCGCCACCATTCCTATCAATCAGATATTCAACCGCGAACTGTTTCTGCTTATCTGTTAACAATCTCTTCCGTTTCTTCATATCTCTCCCACCTGCCTTTTAGCCCAACTCATATTTTAACTTCCTAGTGGGTTTGGCTCCGTAGCCTCTTTTAAGTGCAGAAGGGCGAGTTCTGCAACGCCCACTATCATTTTCTTTCTCCTGCATTTCGTAAACTTTCATGTACTCTCTGTAAGGTTGGCTTTTAAAGCCCCAATCAGATTTTTTGTTAGCATTCATCTCATTTTTGGTTTCTTTACAGCTTTCTTAATTTTCCCTTTCCTTGGTTTCTGGCGTGTTCCTGGTTTTCCTATTCCTCCTGGGTACGGCAACTTGCCTCCTTGTGGCATGGCTCTATCTCCTTATAGGTTTTCATGTTTAACCAATGCCATTGGGCCTCTCCGGCGCGTTTAAAAAACATTGGCGTATTCCTGGTCAAATACTGATGGGAAAATATTCCCGAATGCGTCACCCACCTAATTTCCTTCGTCCCAACCATCTCAAGCACCGCCTGGCAATGAGGCGCCGGTTTCCAATCCAGAATCGAATAACGGAACGATATGCCTGGAAACGAAACTTCCATAGTTCGATCTGGTTGTGGTTTCCAATCGAGCATCTCCTCAAAAGGAGGTACGACAGGTAACTCCTCACTCCTCACCTCCGTTACTATCAGGGCCACTACAACCAGTAAACAACCGATCAAAGCTACGCATCCTGCCGTATCCACCTTGGCAGTCAATTGGGGGCCTCAGTTCTATTCTCATTAGTTTTCCGTTTTTGTCGTATGTTTTGCATGGGTAATACCTAATCTCATCATCTCTTTTGTATGGGACATAATCCTCGTTAGGATGTAGATGAACCGGATACTCGCAGCGTCCATCTGGTATCGGTGCTGTCGTTCTGCGCCTCATTTTTCATTTAAAATCCCGACCTGTTTTTCATATTTTTGTCGTAACCTTTTCTCCTTAACCCAGGCCAACCCTATTTCGCTGGCCTCACATTCCCTAAAATCAAAGAACCCTAGCGATTTCTTCCTGATCTTCGCTGGGATAGAAGTGGCCTCGCCGGACCATAACTCTTTAACACATGGCGGATCGACCGGCTCCGCGTATAATCTAGCGGTCCCTGGGCGGCTTACGGAGCAAGCTAGGAGCAGAGAGCTTACTAAGAATGTCAGCAGTATTTTCATCATGGTCCTTATCCATTGCGCTTACTTTTTGGGTCTTTTTAAGATCAGACTCCAGACCCTCTGCCTGGGCAGACGTTTTGCCCTTGTAATAC